GTAATGAAAGTATCCATCTTCAGTATCTTTAATCCCCTTTGTCACATCATGTAGCAAACATGCCGCAAAGACTATGTCTTTTTCTTCTGTTGATAAAGAGTATGAATCAGATATGACACTAGCAGCTCTGACAACTCTTTTAGTATGAAGAAGATTACCGCCTTGATTATGTTCATCTGATGGATGATATTTGCCAGAAAAACTAGAAGGAATAGTCCAGAAAGAATCTGCTCTTATAAGAATTGACTTAACAAAACTTTTTATATTGTCATCAGAGATCATGTCCAATTCTTCCATAACTGGTTGAAGGATACTATTCTCTTCTACAATGGATATTGAATCTTTTTCTTTATTTAAAATCTCATCAAGTATTGAATCTTTAGGCATTACGATAGCTCCCAATCTTTCCATTTAGAACAAGGTTTATCAAACGGACACTTTTTGCAGTATGAAGTTAGTCCTCTTCTAGGTACAAACTTTTTGTCTTCATCCATTGTACTACACCAATACTTTAAAGCCTTTGAGTCTTCTTCATTTACTTCATACTCTACAAATTTTTGAGAAGAAGCTAAGATATCATAATAACCAAAATGAGCTTTTGATGTTTTGTGCGGGAACTTATGACCAAACGCTTCATTTAAAACAGAAAAGTCTATCTGATACAAAGACGTATGCGATGTTCTAAAATTAAATACCCATTTGTATATAAAATATTCTCCGTTTTTATATAATATTAAATCAAAATGAGATTTAATTTTAACTGAATTTCCAACAGGAACATAAAACTCTTGGTCTATTGCCATTGGAATAGAATCGTCTTCTGAAAATTCATTATAAAAATCTAGAAGAGCAGAAGCAGCTTTTGATGTTAGGCTCGCTGTGTTGCCGTAAAAACTTTCATGCTGTTCATGAATGATGTCATAAGCAGTAGCATCTTTTGCAAACCATAACTTTTCCCATCTATTTAAAAGAGAAGAGTAAGAAGGGGTAAATCCACCTTGTTTTTTGTAAAAGAAATAATTTATAACACTCTTTAAAGTGTTTTCAAATTTTGTACTAAATAACTCTCTTGAGTGAATTGTCTCAACCAAATTCTCTTCATGCCTATAACTGTACAGCAATGCGCAAGTTTGATAGTCTTTAATTGCTTCTATTGTTAGTTCTTTCATATGTCAAAATCCTCATCATCTAATAGATCGTCTAAGAGTGAACTAGTGTCATCATAATCTTCTTGATTAACTGGTTCATATTCTTCATAAGCTTTTCTTGAATCAACATACTTTACAAGTGGTGGATTGTAAACAAAGCTAGATCCAGTAATTCTGTTCTTTGGTATTTGCAGCTGCATAATATTTTCATCTTCTGAGTCATCTCCACTTATTAGTTTCTTTTCAGTAATGAAAATTGTTACGGCGCACTTTTGTTGAATTGCAAGAGATCCACCAGTATCCGATTGTTGGACGACTTCTCTCTTTTCTTTCATTCTATTTGAGTTTTCCTGAGCTGTAATAATCAAAACGCAATTCATATCTCTAGCTAGCTTTTCTAGCTTTACCATCATCTCTTCAAACTCACCCCATCTAGGCTTACCCTTGCCACCTTTAGTGAACATTGATTGTATGGTATCTATGATAACAATCTCAGGGGTTTCAGCATAGTCAATAATATCTCTTAGCCATCTTTCAAGATCTTCAAAGTAAGGAGTTTCTGGATCGTGTCTAACCATTAAGCGGTTACCCCACTTAGCTAGCTTTTCCCTAAATATTCCAAGATACTTTTCTCGTTCGCTTGGCGTCCATCTTTCCGCTTCTGCATAAACGTTCTTTCCTATGATCTGTGTCATGAGAATTCTTTCCCAGTGACCAACAGCTTCTTCAAAGTTAACGTAAAGAACAGTATGCCCATTTTCTACCCAGTTATTAGCTAGGCACTTTGCAAATGTACTCTTACCTTTTCCAGATGGGGCTATGACAGCATGTACAGCGCCTTTGTAAAAGCCTCCATCATCAGTATAACCCATAGCTCTATTTAAGGATTTAAACTGCGTTGGAACAAAACTTGGAATATCTAACAGAGATTCTGCTCTATTGGAAATATCGATAGCTGTAGTTAACTTTTCCAGTGGATCATAGTTTAACTGATTTTCTAACTCTCTTATCTCTGATGTAATTAAAGATATTCTAGCTAAATCTTTATCTGACTTAACACCTTTTTGATTTAGAATTACTTGCAATTCATGAAGATAGTCAATCTGTTTCTTTTTGTTTGCCTTATGCTTAATAAGTTGAACTACAGAATCTACAGTGGAAAGATCTAGAGAAAGTAAAACATCCATCATGATATCTACTCCGGCTGTTCCGCCAAGAGCTTCTCTTATATCTGTTTCTGAGCCTAACCAGTCTTTAAAACCTACCGGGTCCACTATCTCTAGTTGAGTTGCAGTTCTATAGGCCAAAAGAGCTAAGTAAAATTCATGTATACCCTTTTGCCCGTGGTTAATGCCAACGATATCTTCTGGCAAGTTCTCTGCAAAATGAGTAATAGCCCCCTCTTGTCTTAGAGAAAGGGCAAATACTTGATACTCGATTGGAATATCTTGATTATCTTCAGGTTTTTCCATTATTGTTTTTTCTCTGCTGCTTTAATTCTCTGTATGCTTTTTTTCTAAGTTCAGAACGACGCTTCTTAGAGTCTAAGTAAGCCTTACTGCTATAAAAAGAATTCTTTTGCTTCTCTTCTTTTTTGAAAGGAGAGTTTCTTATAGCATCTAATAGTCTATCATAAACAGCTTGTTCCGTAAGCATGTCATTATAGCGAAAGATTATCAAGGCTATACCCATTTCTTTGCAAAGTTCTATCTTTTTTTGATCTCTTTTTTGCGCTTCTTCAAAGTCATATTTGGAATCAAAAAACTTTGCAGTATAAAAAAAATGCTGTCTACCATGGTACTCTGCACCCACTTGATACGACGGACAGTAAACGTCTAATCTAAGCTTATCGCCTAGAACATATTCATTAATAATCTTTTCGCCAGGAAGAAGTTTTTGCATAATAGCGGTCAGTGCAGTCTGACCTCTTGACATTTTCTTTCTGGAGTTCTTTAGCCAAGATAAACCAAGTTGATTAATCTTTTGATTTACCTTAGCTAAAGGCCATCCAACTTCTTTAGATATTTCATTTAAGCTTAATGAGGTGTCAAATAGTAAATCAACCATGTATTCTGAGTTGTCTACTTCTTCGTCCCAATTATCTTTTTTCATTACGCTTTTTGTAAAACTTCTTTTTGTTGTCTGCTTCTGTTTTTTCTTTTTCTGCGTTCTGCAGTGCCTGGAATCTAACTGAACTAATTATTTTTCCAAAATCAAGAATAGACATATCTAAATTTTCCCATAGTTTTGGAGCTATTGCTGTCGCAAGCATTGGGCAATCTAGAATACAGCTATCTACTCCACCTTCAAACTCTGAAAGTTGAGCAACAATTGAATCAAGCTTATCGTAGTAGTTATTGTACGGAACAGAAACTACATACTGGTTTTGCCCAAAAACTTTTTGAACAGTTTTTTTATCATGAAAAGATAAAACGACATTCTTTGACTCCCTAATGTAATGATTAATAAATATATCTACTACTTCTTTTTTGTTTGCAAAAAAATGCTCAAACATTCCAGCATCATAGTAATTGCCATCTTTTTGTAGGCCAAACTCCGATAGTTTACCAGACTCAATTTCCTCAAGAAATTCAAGAGGAACTGCTTTTAGAAAGTTCGGATCTTGAATTGTCATGCACTTTGTTAAGGACTTAACGAAGTACTTAGGGGGCTTCTTGTCGCTATTATGTAACATTAGGTTTAGCGCAGAACGAGATATGTTCACATAGGCAAACTTCTTCTTCTGTTCAAGTCTATAGGTTAAATCTATAATTGACTTGACTGGATCTAGTATTAGGCTATTGTCTTTCATTTCAAATACCAAAGTTTCCCCATTGAATTAATACTGGATTAGGATCTATAATAGAATTAATATGATTTAAAGCATGAAACTGTCCACCGTCTAGAGTGGAGTATCTTTCGTACTTAGACTTTTTATCCTCATCATACGCGTAACCAAGATGCTGCATAACTAGACCAGAGTCCTTCCAGTAATTTCTTTGACGAACCCACTGGGGAACGTAAGTTGGCTCAGAACCACAAGCTAAAGCCTTGTTTTGGAATCCAGCTCCTTCTTTAAATCTAAACATTCTAGATGAATTATTTGGTGCCCATAACTTATCAACTCGATAATGGGTTTCATTCCACATGTGATAAAAACGGATGTTAACAACATCAAATTCAGACTTAGCTAAAACTGATTTGATCTCCAAGTCGTCAACATGATACAACTTTTCGTCACAGTCTATAGCTAAAACCCAGTCACCAGGCTTTGCAAAGTTCTCTAGATTTCCCCAGGCAAAAGCTCTAAGTCGACCCTCGTGAGTGGTAAACATTGGCTCTGGCGTGCTAAAAACCTCTGCATACTTTGCAGCTATTTCTGGAGTATTATCTGTTGAACAGTCGTCAGTAAAAATAATTTTATCTACCTGAGTAGATAGTCTTTCTAGAACTGATTCTAGAAATCTGGAAGATTCATTTCTTCCTACCATTTGTGCATAAATCATATGCTTATCTTTCTATAAAATGAAGGGGGGACCAATTAAGGACCCCCCTTCACAGGACAATACTACAATTAGGCGATGATTTGCTCGCGAGCCTCTACAGCAGAGATTCGCTCAATTTCAACATCCTTGAACATTACTTCACCGGTGACACCACGGCGACCCATTGCAAGCTTCTGGGCATCGGTCTTGCTGTTAGCCTTAACCAATGTGGTTGTGGTGACAGTAAAGTACTTAAACTTGTTCTCTGACATTTTTTATTCCTTTTGTTAATTAGTTGGATAATGGACTGCTATATATTCTATAGCATCTTGCAGGTTATCTGCAAGCTTTGTGGCCATATATTTCATATATGGTCGATCTTTATTTTGATTAGAGCACATTACTACAGTTGGCTGATAATGAAGTTTGGCCCAAGCCATTTCAAAATCGGTTCCTATATATGCTCTATCTTCTAGCATGTATTCTACCAGCATAATGTCTGATTTCTTCTGCATAAAAAGATTTTTTTGTGCAATTTCATCTGGTGACATATTTGGGTCTTCGGGTATGGAGGTTGGATCGTAAACTTTATAACCCAAAAACTCTAAAGCTTCCGTTGCGGACTTACGCCAACCTTTTGCGTAGTCACCAACATAATCCATAGCTCCAGCTAGGTAAACTGCAATACTCATACTGGCCAATGATACTCTAGATCTGCTGGTTCGTCAAAGTATTGAGAGTAATATTCATAATCTTTTCTAAGTAAATTAGATCTATGTGATTTGTGAAAACTGTCGTCACCAAACCAAGTTGGATAAATTACACTAGAATGATCAATGGTTTCAAACTTCATTGTGTTTTTGTAACCTCTATCTATCCATTCTAGAATAGTATAGTTTTGATAGAGCTTTAAAGCTTCTTCGTGACCTGTCCACATTCGAGTAACTGGATGATTACGCCAACCTTTAGTAGGTGTTCTATCTAAAAGAATATTAAGGACTTGAAAGGTTTCTACTCTTTGCTTTCCTAGCCGACGATAATCTAACACTTTAACTGATTGTATAAAGTCAGGATATGGTAGAAATGTTTGCATTTAATTCAACCTTTAATGATTCTAATCCGTTGATTACTGAAGTAACAGGAAGGCTTACTGCTTCCCATGAGGTTATTCTACCAGCTAATCTACCAAATAACACCTTTAAACCCTCTTCTATTTCTGCTTTTGCCAAAGCGTGACCTAGGCAATAGTGTAAGCCGGAACCAAAAGAAAGTGTTTTAGCTATATCGCTTCTTTTTTCTATAATTAAATTTGGTTCAAAAAAAACTTTTGGATCAAAGTTTCCTGAAACAACATTTAAATACACTAAGGTTCCCTTAGGAAATAAAACATTATTATAAACAATATCCTCTGAAGCTATTCTAACTGTGCCTCTTAAAACGGAATCATGTCTGATTACATCATCTAAAGATTCTTTAATATTATTTTTTTCTAAATTATTTTCTAAAATAGTTTTAGAAGAAAGACCTAACTGACAACGAGTTGTGTCTATTCCACTAGCAATGATGATTTCAATCAACATTGTTAGTTCTTCGGTAGACAATTTGTCTCCGTTTTCTTCTGAAATAATTAAACTAGATAAAAGATCATCTGTTAGATTTTTTCTTTTCTCATTAATTAAATTAGAAGTATATTCATCAAATTCTTTTTGTGCGACAGAGACTTTATCATGATTAATTTCTCCATTTAGATTAAAGATATTAAACATTAGATGAGACCAATCGCTAAACATCTTCCAATCAGCGTCTGGTATACCAAATAACTTACACAAAATTGGTATTGGATAATAATTAAAGATATCTTTTTGTAGATCTACTGTACTTTTACCGTCTAATGAGTCAATTAATTCACTCATTAATGAAACCATAAAAGGTCTAAGGTTATCAGAGTGCTTAGCTGTAAAAGCTGGCATTACTAATTTTTTTAATCTAGAATGAGCTTCACCATTAAGGGCCATTAAACCCTTTTTTCTTCTCTGTTTAAATTCTACAGGAAGATTGTTATTTAGCTCAGCAAGCAATCCTATAGCTGTATGCCAGCGACTATCTTTTAATATATTATTAATATCTTCATGTCTAAAGAGTACGTAACCTATATTATTTTTACCTATCCAAGTTTGCTCTCGTAAAGAAAATGTTTCTTCTCTTTGCTCAAATCTGGTATATGTATTTTTAACAAAAGGAATATCTAACTCGCTGACAAGCATTTGATATTAAGCTTTCTTAAATTCGGTCCAAGTTTTGTCGCCAACCCCATAGTATTCTCTTGCAAGTCCTGCAGCAACTATGTCTGTATTTAAACAGTTTCCATTATTGTCCCAAACACGAGCTAAGATTCTGCCATATTTTTCATTTTTATCTAAAATAGTTTCTATTTTTATCCAATGTTCTGCTTTTGTAATCCATTGATCGGTAAACTCTTTCGCCGCTAAGCCTTGTTTTTTTTCTTCTATATTTGAAGTTCTGCTTTCTGGAGTATTGACGCCATATAAGCGAACCCTACCTTTACGAAGAGTATCAAAGCCCAGATCAATGACGATATCAAAAGTATCGCCGTCAATAATTTTTTTAACTTGTGCGTTGTAGTAGTATACGTTTTTTTCATCACTCATTCTAATCTCTTTCTATACCTATGTGATCACATGCTTTTCTAAATATTTCTCTTGAAATAGGAAAGTATCTGTCAGCATGACTTATTCCCTGACCTGGCTTTGGAGTAGAGGCGTGCCAGCTGTGCCCTATTGAAACCGAGCCATCATACACAACGTTGTAGCCTAGGTGTCTTGCGAAATAGGAACACCAAGTTTCTTCGTAGTAATGTGGCGTAGGAAGAAAAGCTCCTATTGCATCAGGATATAATTCTCTGTATTGTGGATTGTTTGTCATATCTTCCCATACATCTCTTCTTACAAAATATGCCGATCCAGATACTGTAACGCATTCAATTTGATCTTTATATAAAACATCTTCTGGATCGTGCTCTCTCCAGCCTCTATGTTTTGGTGCAGTGTTGCTCCCGATAATTCCAGCATGTGTGATGTAACCGTTTTCATCTCTTTGCTTTGGACCAAGGATGTGTATGTTCGGATTATTGGCAAAGATTTTTTCTATATTTAAACAGTCTTGACTAGTCATCCAAACGTCACCGTTTAAAACTCCTATAATTTCTGCTCCACTTGTATTTGCCATTTTATTTATAGCAGCAGAGTAGCCTATATTTTGTCTAAGATAGGTTCTATTAATCCAATACTTTTCTTCATTTTCTCTAAGCCATGGAATAAAATCATCAGTAGACTCATTATCCGTAATGTATAGGTTCCAATTCTTTGCGAGCGCGCCATCTGGACGATACATATCTGAATGCAGAGTGTCCAAAAATCTTTGCAACAGTGGTCTTGTATTATAGTTTACTACACATAAATCAATCATTAAATTTTTCTCCCATTTCAATACATTCTTTTTGCACTATGTCAAAAGCTAACTGTGCACTAAAACCACTTGACATTAGATCAAAAAAGAATTCAGAACCAACTTTATCGGAACTTAGATCAAACTCTGAAAGTCTGTTTACATAGTGCGCTACGCTTAGTTGATTTTTTGCAATGTGTTTTTTAAATTTGTTTTTAGTAAATGATCCAGCTATTAAACCAATAGAAAAACAGCCTAAAAGAAAAACTAAAATTTCACCATTCTTCTTCTTGTCCATCGTCCTGACCTGTGTAATATGTTTGATTCATCCATTTTACTATATCTTCTGATATAGATATCCAAGATTGTTTTTCTTCATTTGTTTCTGAAGATTGGCTAAGGTACATGTAAGTTTCAGCGATATGCTGCAGAACTTCTATGTCAGCAGCAAAAATAGCTTGCCCAGGCATTAGTTTAACGGATACTTTTTTCTTTATCCCTTTACTCATTTTCTGTTTTCTTCTCTTTTTTTTCTTTAATATCTGCATTAAGTACCTCTGCTTCATCAACCTTATAGACTGAAAGTTGATTAGTGTCTGGTTCAAATGTTATAAATAAAACTCTCTTATCCTCTAGTGAGCACCCTTCTGGTGGGGCAGATTCTAGGGCAATTTTTTTTGAAGAGCAGCCGTAAACTTGGCTATGGCCGGCGTAAATTACTACGTAGTTAACTTTTGATGCAGCCATTATTTTACCCTATGGGTTCTTACTTTTGCGGTATTCAAAAACATTTCAATGGAATCCCAGTTTTGGTATTCGTTATCTGTTACATAGTATACATCTGTTATTGTACTATTAGCTATTAGCTTAGCACAACCTAAACACGGAGGTCCATTAACGTAAAGTTTTTTAGGTTGTGAACTATAATCTGAATGTAGAAATGCATTTGCTTCTGCGTGTATGGCTATACAATTATCGTAGCTGGATCCACTTGGTGACATGTCTTGAAATCTTGGACATCCACCATCTTCGCAATGAATAGAACCACTTGGTCCGCCATTGTAGCCAAAGCCAACAATATGACCGTATTCATCTACTAATATAGCTGCGTATTTCTTTTTTCCACACGTAGAAAAAATAGTTGCCGCACTATAACACATCTGCATATACTGCAGATCTTTTCTAGTTAAGTCACCGTAAGTCATAATAAGTAAATTATATACCCGCTAATTATTCCCGATATTAATAATAGTATACCAGATCTTAGTCTAATATTTTTAGATTCTGATACTTGAAACAGTATAGATAAGCTTATCATCCAATTAATTAAAACTGAATACAATATAATATAAACAATGTTAAGCATAAGAATACTTGCCAACTAAAGCTTTAATTGATACTGGGTATAGATCTTTAATTAGATGTAGAACAGCTTCAGCATAATCTCTTATTTCCTCTTGCGCTTGCTCTTCTAGTCTTTGAACCAGGAATAAACACGCAGATTGAAGACTGCAAGACCATCTGTAAACTACATGCATTGAGTAGGCTGGCAAAAATAATCTTGCTTGCTCTGGAGCAATTCCAGATTCCATAGCAAGATTGTAATACGCCTCGCCTTGTTCAATGTATCTAATTAACTGCTCAGATAAAGCAGCTCCAGTAAATGGATCACATAATCCAGCGGAGCCTTGCTTTTTATCTTCTGGAGCAAGACGCCATTGATCAGATCGTGGTACATAGAACTCTGGTTCCATAGTCACATATCTTCTAGATGATTCATTCCATGAATCCATAGTATGATCAGAGCCAACAACATATTTCCAATGTTGACGAGCAACCATCAAGGGAGCTTTAAATTCAAATGTAATAAACGCGTGACGAAATGGAGACATGTGATTTTCTCTTGCAAGAAAGTCTATCAATCTCGCATCGCTGGTAGAAAACTTTTCACTTTCTTTAGCAAAAGAAGCTCTAGCAGCATTTACTACAGATAAATCAGAACCCATATGGTCAACAAGTCTTACATAACCATTATTTAATACTGTTACTAAGTTATTTTCACTCATCATCTTCTTCATCATTCTCATCTTCTAATAATTCAGATTCTTCAATAAATAATTCTACCATATAATCATCTAAATCTTCAGTTAATTTATAGATTGTACCTAGTAAATCTCTTATATCATCATTCAGGGCATAGTCTTCTATCGACATAAAACTAATTGCCAACTCTGATACGTGAGTTGTTGCTCTAGATAAAGATTGAATTATAAAATTTAATTCCTTTAAAAGAGATTCCGTAGAAACCTTTTCTATATTGATAATTGCATCAACTTCGTGAGATTTCATATCTTCAAGGCCATCTGAGCCTATCATCTCTTCAAAGATTTTATCTATATCATCATCTTCAAATTCTGACATTTTTTATCTTTACTTAGTGTTTTCCTTAATGAACTTAATCTCACATGCATCAGTTGTACAGTAGTTCTCACCGATTGCATCAGACGCCATTCCAGCATAAACCCCTGAGAAGTCAATTGGGAAGAGCTTCCCAGTATATGATTCATACTCTTCTTGTGTTATTTGAGTGTATGGCATTTGAGGGTATGTTGCATTTCCTTCTGGAAGAAAAGACACAGTTTTTAGCTGACCATCATACATATGAAGAACAGTTCCTACATAGTCTTTTTCTTTTTCTGCATTAAAAGATATCGTTACGGAAACTGAGTTGTCAGACCAGTATCTTTGTGCAGCTGCAGCTAATGCCATCTTTTCAAAGATTGTAACTTCTTTTTCAGATCTTTTTGCGTCAGACTTAATAGGGAAGTAAACAACAGAGGTTGTATCTGGCGATTCAGAAGCTGGCTCTACTATGTAGTTAGCCATTCTAAAAAGCTCCAACATTGGTTCTGTATTAGAAAATCTAATTGTTCTATTAAAGTATTTTCCACCAGGAGTCCAGTGCACTCCAGGTGATTCTCCAGCAAGGATGGAGACAGTACCAGATGGCTTTACTGTTGTCATCTTAATAGACTCGCGAATACCAAGCCACTCTGAGTAAACAGTATCATAATTCTTTACTATCTTATAACCTTCATCCATCCAGTCTCTAAGTACTGGCATGCCTACACGGTCTGCAAAGTTTGCAACACCGGACATTGATGTGCCAATGCGACGATTACGCTGCATGATTGCATTAGTCTCTTCCCAATGAGTTGGGAGAAGTGTTACCGTCTTTGCATACAAGTAAGCAAACTTTAAAGTTCTCTTATAGTCTTCTAATGATTCATGACGGTTGAGGTAAGTTTCAACAAGCGTACAGCATTCATATGACTCCAAGGACTGTTCTGCGCATGGGTTATAGCCCGCAACGCGCCAGTCTTTATTGTTTGGAGCGTCTGCTAAGCGTCCATACTTTCTGGACATGTCAAGCCAAATAACACCTGGTTCGCCATTTCTAGCTATTCCATCTACAATTGGAGAGAGGTCTTGACCAACGGAAACTTCTACTGAGTTATTTGACATCCAACCCCAACCAGGGCTTTCAGAATTATAGGAATTTCTTTCTGGAAAAACTTCTGAATTCTTAAGATTCAAGAAGTCTTGATCATCAATTCTTCCTATAAGAAGTTCTGCTGATCTTCTTACGTTTCCAGATACAACACAAACTCCAATCAAGTTGCCAATATCGGCTATGTCTTTTCTGGAAAGCTTATCCCCATCTCTTCCTTTGAACAGCTTGTTAATTGCGTTATGGAGCTTAATCAAAGGGCCAGGGCCTGATGCTGTTCCTCCAAATGTTTTAATAGGAGTACCTGCAGGACGAACCAAGGAGTAGTCGAATTGAATTGGGCTTTGATCAGCTTTTAAATATGAGTTAATAAGATTGGTTACAGACTGAACCCAACCCTCTCTACTGTCTTCTATGATCTCAGTGACAGTTGCTTTTGAAGATTCATAAATTGGAAAATCTTTATCTGCGCCCTTGTCGTCAAAACCAACACCAACGCCAAGCATTGAAGCTTCCATAAGGAATGCAAATGGTTTTGCGGGATTAAACTTATTCATCTCAGCAGTAGATACAAAAGCGCAATTCTGTAGTGCAGCTGAGTTTCTTTGTACGTTAACTATAGGAGTTCCCATAACCCAAAGTCCACGACCTGGTGGAGTCCACTTAAGATTAAAAAGACGATCAAAGGCTTCCTTAGCGGAAGCTTGTGCCTTTGCATCGTTCCATGGCAGTCTGTTTCTCTTACAGTGATCTTTTTGCAATGAGTACATGCCGTTAATAACACGCTCGCAAACATCAACCCATGTCTCTTTAGTGCCATCTTCTTTAAGGCGAGAGTAAGTGCGAAGAAATGTTATTTCACCTACAGAGTTACCGCCGGCATCTTTATAGCCAAAAGGAGGTGTTTTTGTTTTATAGCCAGAAAGAAAGTCGTCACTTATTCTAAAGGAGAACATGCTGGTAGTTTTACTGTTATTTATAGCTGCGTTAAAGTTTGTAGTTGTTTGCTCTTGTGTTGTTGTCTCTGCAGACATTATGACTCCTTGTTTTTGGTTAATTTCTTCACGTACTTTGGATCTATCTTTGATATTTCCGTTTGTTTTATCTTACTTATTTGATCTGGTGTGTATATTTTATAGATTTCTTTCTCAATAAAATAACCACTTCTCCAGTTTAAAACCTTTGATATGTTCGTATCGTGTTTTGCAAACACGTTACATATTACTGCGCCACCATATATTTTTACTAGGTTTTCAAACTTTTTAATTAAGTCCTCTTTATTTGAGCCGACTACTTTTGTTTCCTCTGCTTTCATGTAAAGCCAATTAAAAGCCTGTCGGGTTAAGGGCAAATAATCTATAGAGTCTACAACACCGTACTGTAATAGTTTCTTCCTATTATTTCTGATTTTTATATCGTCTTCAACAACTTTTTTATACATCTGAACCCAGTCTCTCTCGTTGAATTGAGACCAAGTAGGGCACCAAAATAAAAGATTTTGTGGAGGATCTGGAATTACTTTTTTATCGTAGATAGGAATTAAGCTGGCACAAGCTATGGATTTTCTCATGTGCACTTTTGCTGAGTCTTCCTCTGTAATTTTGTTTTTTGTATTAGCCCAAAATTTTGCAATGTGTGGCTTCCAGTCAATGTCTGAAACATATATCCTAAGGTACATGTCCGCAACGTTTGTGGGTAGTGATTCGCCATTAACAACCTTTTGCAGATCTTCAATTAACATATAACCTTTATACCTCTACCTAAACTTACTGAAACCTATAAAACTAGTTACAAAAGAGAAAAACCCGCTCATACGAGCGGGAATTTCTACTAATCCGCCTACAACATTATATCATCGCAATGACGGATTGCGTATGTATGTAGACTATTTGGTAATCTTTCTTCTAACATCTTTTTCTAACATGAGGTGAAATGTTACAATCATCCATGCAGCTATTACCGGAAACTTAGAAGCTTTACCTTCTGACAATCTCCAGAAACTTCTAGTTAGAGTTTCTGCTTTTTTGCTTTTAATGGCGAATATATCATACCCTACAACAAAAGCTACTAAAGCTGCCCATCCAATTAAACCTGTTATCCTAGAATCTTTTTCTAGATTAACAGGAGAGCTAAAATAATTAGAGAGCTTTTGCAGATGGCACTCCGTACCACTCTTGCACTTTCTCTCTACCATAATCACCTGTTACGTTTGCCTGACCGTAGTCAGCTGTAAAAACTTTTGCACTAGCAAGACCATTATACTCGTCTGGTCTAAAAGATCCAAATGAAGCTGGTGCCCCTTGTGCATCAGTTCTTGGAGCGTGACCTGTGTTAGCGAAAACGTTTGCCGATGAAACACCATCAAAGATATAGTTATTGTAGCTATAATCACTTGTTCTGTCCGCATGGCCAAAACCGCTTGGAAAGGCTGCTGCACCAGCTAAGCCCTTGTACTCCATTGGACGGAATCTTGCACCATCATATGTTGCAGTGCCGTCTGGGAATGTTCCAGCGAGTGGGTGAATATAAAGGCTAGTGCCATTAAAAATTTGTGAAAGCAGCACGTTGCCAGGATGGTATCCAGTACCAGGGGTATGGTCATTGTCTGGTGCACCATCTAAAATATGGCTTGTGCTATAAAGTGGGTAATATGAATAGGTCCCTGCGCCTTTGGCCTTACCAGTCATCGTGGTATATGGATTGACCATTTCAGCAGTGTTTTGACCCTTAAGTACAGGACGAGGTCCTACATAAAAAGTAGCCATTTTAGTCTCCTTGGATAAGCTCTTAAGCTTATATAGTAATTATGAATATTGTTATCTTTAGTTATAATTCACGACTAAATCAGACAAAACAGGAGCAGTGCCATCTGGAAGCTGATTTAAGGTGACTTCTATCCAAACTGAGTTGGAAGACCCAGGATTATCTAGGGTATAGATTGACCCATCGTTGTAGATTACCCTATGACTAAAAGCCTGTGATAATAAAGATGGAGAAACATTGTATATTTTAGGTGTTACACTAGTTATTGAGCTAATAGTTTGACCCTCTGGGGCGTCAAATTTAAATATCATTCTACCAGTTGGCAGAAATTTGTCATATCTAATATCGAGATCGCTTAAACCATAAGTGTATATGTATTTATTGTTCTCAATAAGGTAATTTTTTTGTCTCATCGCTATTCTAATAGCAGTGATTTCTGATTCCGGGAAGTAGAAAGCTATTGGTCCAGAGTTTAAAATATAATCAGATCCAAGAGTTGTCCAAGAACCTGGTGGAACCTTGCCAACTGCCTCTGTGTTTCCGTCATAGAGTCTATCTCTGTTAAGTGGATACCAAACATCGTCTTCTGACATCGTTGGATTCTGAAGTGTTGTGTACTGAATGGAAAGAATATCTACGCCAAACAAAGGAAATGGGTTTAACTTTAAAAAGTTTGTTTTTTTAGAGCCAGAATATTCTACCGGAATCTTTATGTATAAATACATTTGAGCACCATACGGTGACATTGTATTGGAGACTATACTACGCTTCCAGTACTTGTCTGATCTGTCTAGAATTGCATTGTATACATTTGTACTATCAACAATGGCACCTTGTGTATCAACTCCTGCAAGGTTATTTGAAACTCTTGTTTCAAAGAAGTCTGGAATTATTTGACCACTTATACCAGTAAAAAATTTTAGTTTAGAATGCGAAGATCCGTCTACTTTTGGTAGGGTAACGATGTTGTAAACTGGATCGTATGACAGAACTTCATCGCCCTGAAGTCCAGATTCACCACTTGGTATTGCTATATTATCTATTTGCGAATAGCTGTGGATTGAAATTAGATCTTCAGCTGCCTCTAGAGCTTTTACTCTGTCTTCCATATCTTTAATGTATTGATTAATAAAGATATGATCTTTTAAAACTCTTTGAAAAGCTTCTGTAAGCTTTTGATCTGTTACGTTATATTTATTATATAAATAAACTAAATCTTTGTAATTCTCTTCTATTCTTGCATTGTGATCAGAGCTATCTACGGGGCCGTTATACTGCCTAGTTCTTTTTTGAGTGTATATAAATTCAGACATTTTATCCGTTTAGCCTTCTTTTTTCTAGCATTTTAATTTTTTTAGATAGTCTATTCATTTTTGAAGCGACCGTATCAAGAGTGTCTATTTGCACGTAATCTGGAGTAGCGGCATTGCTATAGTAGTCAAATTGAATGTCACTAAATATATAGTACTTTCCGTCATTATAATCTTCATGTATCTGAGTTTTTTCTGGATCATATTGACCCACAAAAATTCTTTGCTCATCATATATCCTATTGTCTATATCTTGTATAGAATCTTCAAGTCTATGCATATCGATTAATATTTTATTCGTTTCTAGATTTTCCATCGCAGAATCCCTAGGACCCCTGAACACACTTCTGTACCTTTGGTATAGAGGCTGTATTATTCTTTTTATTTCGGTGTAAGTTCTTGCCATTTTAAATCCTAATTACTATTTTTAAATTTAATTCTATAAGAACCCAAAGATGGAGTACCAAACGGACTAGAGAACCTAGAAAAATCTGCTCTAAAACGTATGGCATTCACAGGATTATTGGAGTTCTTTTGGAATACAATTCTTGAATTATCGTTAACTTTTGATCTACAAAGTATCTCATTATTTCCAAGATAATTATCTATGGTAAACACCGTATCATTTTCTGTTCTATTAATTCTAAAATCAAATGGATCTACATATGAATAATACTTAACAAAAGGAACTCCGTATGTAGAAATCGAAACTCCACTCATCAAGGAAATGGATCCAGAAGATGTACCTGATGCGTCAAAAGTTACAACTATATTATTAATGCCTTTTTTAAATGACCAAGAAACTTCTTTAGAAGAAACTCCAGCTGGCATGTCAGCCAGCAGTGTTCCGTTAAGATAAACAGCCATGTCCCATGCAACGGATGTGTCTGATTTAGAAACTGTATTCACAGCCTCTGTATCTTCTTCCACTAAAAGAGAAGTCTGCAAAAATCCGCTTATACCATTTAAGTTTAAAGCTATGGGGATAGATGGTATATTTGTTATTTGTATATTTCCAGGTTCAAAAACCTGAACATTTTCTAATGTTTTATTAATAATAGAAGACCATCTATTGGTGTCTAAATATAAACCATTTAAATATGATGTATATTTAAAACTAAAACAGTTTACAGAGTCTAATAAATAAGAATTATAAGGAGAATCTTGTTCATTAAGCTTAGCAACTCTACGAACAGAAATACCATTATATATAGAAGTAGAAGGATTTTTAACAGATAGATTATTGTCTGTCGATTCATCGTAAAGCTTTAAGTCATTTATTGATGGGTTTGACTTTATATTTTTAAATACTTTATTTGATCTAGAAAAAGAAATAATTTGATCAAAAGCTGCTGAGTTTTCCGTTGAAGAAGAAATTGGTATCCAATTAAAATCTGATATTCCACTTGCCCCCTGAACATCTTCAGCAACGAAGAAGTTAATATTTCCTACATTTTGATTTTCATTTGCTGCTTCAATGCTTACGGCATCAATTATTTTATTTGCATCTCCTGCAGGTATTGATATTGGAGAACTAATCAACGTAGCATTGGCGTCATAGTATTGGCCACTAACTATAAGATCTCTTATACAAAAAGTATATTTATACTTATTTTTAGTATCTAGTTGATCAATATAATCTGGCTCATATTTAATTAGGGTAATTCTCAAGCTACCAGATAGCTGTGGATCAAAGTCAAATGAAAATCTATCATAATCTGAATTAGATTGTTTTCTTCTAAATTGTGAAGAATTTAAATTTTGTTGATTAATTAATTCTACTACAGTGGTAACGGCAGAACCAGTTGAGAGTTTGCCGTCAACTTTAGAAATAACAAATGGAGCGTCTAATGGTATGTTCATTATCAATGCACATGGGCCAATAATATCTGAGCTAAATTCAACTTTTGACATAGTATTATTTAGTCCATCAAACATATTGTTTACATCTGGCATTTGTCTATCCGTAATAGCAACGTTACCATTAAACATTATTCTATATTGAACATTAGAATAATTGATCTTTCCTGGGGCATTAAAATCTAGTACATTAGACTTAAATTTAGGAAGAGTTGCCTTCTTATTCTCTGTATCAACAAATGCATTTGTTAATGATAAATCTATATTATTTAAATTTGCAAAAGATTCACTAAACGAATAAAAAAATCCATCTGTGTTTGATATGGAAAATAAAATTGAATCTATCTTCTTTTCTAGATTAATTCTTTTTTCTTTTAAGAAGTCTATTTTTTTATTTAAGTAACTTACTGAATCCATTAGTTTTTCCGTGTTATCATCTATGGAATCATACAAAACGTCAAGATTGAGTATATATCTTGCCATAAAATTATTCATTATTTCTGGACTAGTAATAGGAGTATTTCTCAATAGACTAGGGTCTACTCTTAATGGAACACCAATCCTGTTGGTAGAAAAATAATTATCAAACTCTTTTTTTATTTCGTCATCGTTTGGTTGTCTTAAGGCGGTATCTGATTCATTAAGGCCTGTTGAATAAAATGATCTATAAAGATTCTCTAAAAATTTTCTTTTTTGTATTTCTGAAATACTCATACTTGCTTTACCTTTACGCCGACTTTATAAGAATACAATATTGGAGTTACATTTTTTGAAGATGGTTTTTTTATGTCAATTTTTAGGATAAAATTTTTGACAGAAGCTGGAATTTTTGGTGGAAATAAATAGCTTACACCTGGTAATCTAAATCTTTCTTCTATATTTTGATTTATAGCTAATACTTCTGGAGTATTTCTAAAAGGACTTTCGATTGATGAAATTTGAACCCAATTAACTCCATCATCAAAAGAAACACTATATTGAATATAGTCATTTACATCTGCGCTAATTGGGCCAGAAAAAGAAGACTCTGAAGAAAGTGTTAGATATTCTATCTCGGAAGGAGTGTCATATCTTCTTGACACAATTTGACCAGCGTCTGCATATGTTTCCAGTCCTATGGCAATGTCTCTTAATCCTATAGATTTTCTTTGAGCCTCTAAAATTTCGTATTGTCTAATTAAGTTAACTTTATAACTTCTTTTTTCAATACTTGTGTCTTTACTGTTTGTTTCTACTCTTTTTACTGGTATGTCGGGATTTAATCCAAACTTTCTATACTTGTCCGCGGAAGTTCCATCATTATTAAATGTATTAAACCAAGTCACTATTGTATCCAGTATTGAAGCTAAATCATTAGAGGTGGAAGAAGTAATGTATGGTGATGATTGATCTGTTGAATCGCTTATAACATTTGCATCAGACATATAAGTATTTCTGTTTTGATCATTAATCGAACTATAGTTGGTAAGGCGTAATATTTCTTGGCTAAAATTTGTAAAAAATCTATTTGTTATTCTATAAGTTCTTCCATCTATACCAATACCTTGGACACAGTATCCTTTTGATTTTGGTATAGATCTTTGTAGACTTACGTCAATTGAATTAGTGTTGTTAACTTCAGCTTTTAATATGTTTGGAGTATTTACATTTGGAATCAAAACTTTAGTATCATAAATCTTTGATGACCACGGTATTTCTGGGAACGAAAGATCTTGAACAATAATTGGTTGTTCTGGATCAAATCTATTTTGATCATAGTATGGATTGCCAGCTCTTGTTGTGGAGTCTGGTTTATAGTAAAGGTGCTTAATCTTTACATCTGTAGCTTCTGATTGCTCAAATATAATCTTTATTTTTTTAACATTTCTTTCTTGAAATCTTACTTTAGCTTCTCTGTAGTAAAAGTACTTTGCTTTCTCTAGAGAAGATGGGATAAAGCTTGAGCTAATCCATATTGGATTAGATATAATATTTTCAACTACATCTTTTTCATCGGTAACTTCTATTTTTGTCACCATAACATCTTTTGTTAACGAATTTCCACTACCAAAATAAGGAAGTATGTTGACGAAGTTTGCAGGTTGAGCATATTCAGCTTCCATTGAAAGCGCTAAAACAAGTTTTGGACCACTAAAAGAAGACCAGTCTTGATATTTTACGCCATTGTCAGTGCCAGCTGAGCTGCTATATTGAAACTCAAAATTTTTTGCATCACTTGGTTTACTTTTAACATTAATCTGTTCGTACTCAAAAAATGTTGTTGGATTATTGTCCCTGATATTTTCTTTATTTCTAGAAGTTGGAGTATCCTTAAAGAAGTATCTGTAGTCTGAATCAGTTTCGCTTAGTCTATAAGCTTCATGATTATTTCCCGCAAAACCGTTAGACTCTGGTTCTATGAATACATATTTAGTATTCCAGTTTTTTATCTGATTAATAGAAAGAGTCATTTGTCCACTTTCAATAACTGGAATCATAGTAGAATCTTTTATTTTTGAAAAGTCTATATAATCAGAACTATCAAATGAATTTCCAAAATAATAAAGATCGCTTGATGGTCCACTTGAATACATTTGCAAAACTTTTACTTTACTTTTAATTCTGTTAATAAATTTATTCTCTTGTTCAATTTCTGAACTAAAAAGATTAAAAGAGTTTACAAGTCCAGCAGAAATATAATCTAATTGTTTGGATATTGTATTTATATCAATTGAGTAATTTGCTGTAAAAGTGTTAAACTTTTCAGATATTGGTGGTTCACCTTTAATGTATGGAACAAAATCTGTTAGTGGTCCAGAAACTCTTTGATTTAAAAACGATATAAGATTCTGGTATTCTTCAAGAAGTTTTTTATTTGTTGGAAATTTATTTTCTCTATAATCAATAATAAATTTTGAAACTTTTGAAATTATCTGATCATAAACAACTGTATTTGTAGATAGCTGAGTCATTTTAGCCTAACCTCAAAAGTTTTTCGGAGAATGGATCAAGATTTTTAACCTTGCACTTAAGAATTACATTGTCAACAGATATGCCATTATAAATACCTGGAATATTATTCCTAACAATTAATCTAAATCTTAAAGAAGAAGGAATATAACTATACGTAACTGTCAATTGATTAGAAATTGGTTTATTAAATATTAACTCTTTACCATTTTGAAAGAATAAATACTGATCCGTATCGTAAAATAATCCTTTTTCAAAGCTATTCTTCGTGTAGTTTGTTAGATTTACTGCAGTCATGCCATTGTCAAGAACTACTACTACTGGAGAATAACCAACGTTTTCTGTAGTGTTAATAGTACCATATAAATCATTATATACAGCTGTTGCAAACTTATCCTCTATAAAGGGAACATAAGACAGGGTAACTTTATTTCCGGAGCTGGTTCCGAGAAACTTTTCTCCCGGAGTACCGCTAGCTGTATAAACCCTGACAGCAAAACTAGAATTAGATAATGAATCTATATCTACTACATTTTGTTTATAATTAATTAAATCCACTTCATATTCTACTACATAAATAGCATTTGTGTCTATATTTAAATCATACTTTATATAATTTCCAATATTAGAATAAGACCATAGATTTGGATTTTCTAAAAATCCATTTTTATAAACTTTTATTGATGATTCGCTAGGCATAAACCTTAGCTGCGCAAGATTTAGCTTATCAAAAAACAATACTTCAGAATCTATTTTTCCATCTACCTCAGACATTAAAGGTGTCCAGGAAATTTCTGAATCAATTACATCTTTCCATGACATAGAAAGTTCATAAGAACCAGCTTCTGATAAATCATAATTAGTAAAAGAAAGATCTCTTCTTTCTTTAACTATATTTACAATGCCCTTTACTCCAAGAGGAGCTCCATCCATTTCTATTTTTTTTGAAATAAAACAAGCTTTGTTTTGATTTTGAGCATTATTTATACCAAAAGAAATTGCATTTAAAGAAAAACTATATTCATACGAATTAGAAATTTCTTTACTTTCAAGATATTTTGTAGCGTCGTCTAAAGTTAAACCAGGAGCAAGTGGATCTTGTTTTTGGAAATCAAGAGAATATGATTCTTGATCATTTTTAACTGGTATAAAACCATCTGTTCTAGAAGTTGAAATTAAATTATCGTTTGCGCTGTTCCTTGTAGAACGATATATTTTAGTGTTAAAAAGATTACTTCTAGAATCTACAACATGTTGAACTATGCTATGAACTATATTTTCTATAGCACTTGAGTTTTTTTCCTCTGTGAGGTCAGAAATTTTAGCGTTTATCTCTTCGTTTGAATATCCATACATTTTTTCTATAAAACCAAAATCTGAGTACTCTTGAGAAACTGGATATTGATTCGAATAATAATCTGAATAAAATTCTGTATTTTTTTTAGAAACATTTCCATTGTATGAACCTTTAAAATAAAAATAAACTATATCTTGTAAAGTTTGAGATTTATTATTTCTATTTTTTTTCTTGCTATTTACAATATCTCTTAATATTTTAGAATTTACCTCTTGTCTTATAGGCGTATTTTCGCTTCTTACATATTTGGATTGATTAAAGATAAATATAACTTTCTTTACTCTTGACTTTTCAAAGACAACGTCAACAGATTTATTTAACAAAAGTGGTGAATGCAAGACGGGGAAATCTATGTATTCATCTTGAATTGATGTAGAAGCTATAGACATTACGGGATTTGTTTTAACTAGAACTACCTGAAGTAACTGCAAACCGTTTCCGTCATTTGGAGTTATTCTAATAAAGTCCATCTCAACAGGCATACGGAAAGACACTTCGTTTACAGACTGTGCTCCTTTAATATAAGATGTGTCGTATGTTACATACTTTGAAAGTTCTGGCATTGAAGACGTGAGTAAGAATGGAGACTTTATAGTTACAGACCAGTTGTCTTTTCTGCTCTCATTAAACAATTTGTCAAAATTAGTATTTGTTGTTGTATACTCAGAAAAATTACTAGTTTCTTTTATTTCAAAAATATTTTCAATTGGATTAATGAATGTGGCACCGGTAGATACTGACATTTTGCTAAGCGCCGTATCTATCTTATAGTTGCCATTCTCAGAAAAGTTTATGCCATCTCTGTCAAATAAGTTTATTGTTGAGCTTTCGTTAACAAAAGAATTTATATCATTGTCAAAATTTTCAATATAGTTAAAATTAAAAAGATCATCTTCGCCAACTATAAATTGATAGTTATCTATAAAGTTCTCTAAGAACAATATATCTTTTTCTAGTTTATTTATTTCAGAAGAAAATATTGAAACCATAGAATTTAATACATTTGATATGGAAGATGCGGCGGAAAAAAACTGACCCACTCTTAATCCAGAATCTCTAAAAAATTCTAAAACAGATTCAACATTCATGGGCGAATAGCTAAGCGCCAAAGCCGGAGTATAATTAACAGAATTGTCAAAGTTCTTTAAGTTTTCAACAAGAACAGAGATTTGGGTTTTATCACCCTTTATGCTTTGTAAGAGAGATCCTACAGTTCTTCTACTCTGCGAAGAAAAGGTCTCTAAAACCTCAGGAAGTTGTCGTAACACTACTGCCCCAATCCTTTCCTTCCATGTCTTGTAGTTCAAAAACTACACCAGCTGTAATATTGTTTCTAACAATTGTATATACTTCATCTGGATTTGTAAAGTTTTTCTTAACAAGTTTTGGAATTTTAACTATAACATAACCACCCTTTGGATATGCCTCACCCATTGCTGGGTATACGTCCCAATATGAAATAGATTCTTCAATGTCATTAAGAACTTTATTGGTATCAAAACCGGCAGAAATTCCTCCGCCCCTTCTTCTCAGATCTCTAAAAGAAAAGTTTTCATCGGAGAATGTATCTATCACATAAACAATTCCTATCAAAAGAGCAAACGGATCATATTCAGAAATGTCATATTTATTAAATATGTTGTTATTATATGTAAAATTTATTACTGGATCAGGAATATATTCTTCTACAACTACATCTTGAGTAACAGATGGATATATTCCATCTATTGGAGTTGATTTTAGTTTATATATTTCTGTTGGCTTAAGATAAATATACAGTGGCTTGTTTACTCTAACTATATCTTTATTCAAGAATGGGTTTAATGGTATTGGTGATCCAGCAGAGTTTCTGACCATTACATCAGAAGAAACTGTAGTGTAACTTACTTTTGTAAGTCTTTCGTCTGAAGAAATAATTGAAGAATTAAATTCAATTAAACCAGTCTTACAGTTTACGTTTTTAAAATCATTATATGAAACTTGCTGCCAAGGTGCAGAAATAGATGATCTTGTGTAAACTTTTACAACTGGTCTAAAGTCTGATGCAAATCTTGTTAAGTCTTCTGACTTTTCGTGGACTATGTGTATTGGAGCATTTCTTACTGTAATTGAATGTGCGTTGTTATAAACCGGACTTTCATCAATAATGTCATAATGTCCTCTACCAAAAATCTTAGACCAACCAACTGACACTATGTTGGACGTATCATATTTTGCTCTTAGCGTTTGTCTACTATATATTCCAAGCCAGTCTTTTGGTCTTTGCATATCTATTTCAATTGACTTAACAAAAGATCCAGAACTCACAGCAAGTGGCCATGGTTCCGTCTTTGCAAGCTTTGACGGAGTCTTCATTAATTGAATTTTATTTTTAGGAATAGATGAGACTTTAAATACTGGATGAGCTGACTTACTTGGAACTTGCACTGGAGTATACAAATCTCCATTGGCGGATCCTGTGTACTCTCTTTGTGTAGACAAATCGCCATCATAGTCGTATGCATACAGGCCTATGTATAGATTTTGTGGCCCAACTTCTTGATATTTATTATATGTTATATTCTTACCAATAAATTCTTTATTTCTAATATCATAGAAACCATATTGAAGACCCTGTTGATCAGGTAGGGTGTTGATTAATTCAATATTTGAGTAGTATGCATCTAGATCAGAGTTTGCAGAAACAATTCCTGAAGAAAGATTAATCGTATATGGTGTTCCATCAGGTTTGCAAAGTAGTGTTACGCCGTCATAGTAGTTAAAGGAATTGCGAGATGGCCTTACTGTTGCGTCCTCCACGCCCCTAACATTATATCCACTTAAGCTTTGTGTCTTAACTAAGGTTGTAGAAGAATTATAGGAAGATAGATTGCTCTTTAATCTTATTGTGTTTCCGGTAGTAGTTAAATCTATATTAGAAGAAGAGTAGGAGATAGCTGTACCAGATTGAACAACGGAAGATATGGTTGCCGTTTGTAGAGTTACTGTTCCGTCTAAAATAACCGAAAGATTTACTTTCTCTGCTCTATTTGCATTAGGTTTATACTCTGTTTGATTTAAGCTAGCTGATAAACTAGAGTATGGTAAAAGTTCTGTACTAAAATCATTTCCATCTATTTTATAAAGGGAAATAGAATTAAGAGTTGCGTTTCTGAGCAGCGCTGCATCAACAATTTTGCTTTGTTCTGCAAACGATATCGAATTTACTGGAATAGAAATAGATACAGTTCCTGTTACTTGTTTTGATCTTGGGGTATTTACAATTGGCGTTGTACCGTATTCGGGATTTTTAGCGGGTTGTCCAGCTATTGTCTTTTTTATCCTATATTTACACTGTATGCCACCTATTGTTATGCCCTCTGCCGTTGAACCAAAAGCTCCACCGAGCCTAGATCCTTGCAAGAGAATAGAAACATACTTACCCTTAGCTTGTTGTCCATTTGGAATATTAATTTCAGTAGAATTTTTTGTATATGGAGCAACTGTTCCTGCGTTTTGGTTTCTGGTAAATCTATAACCATCAGAAACAATATAGTCTATAACTTTAAATCCATCATAAGAAGGAGAGCCAACTTGAGTGCCAAATTCTCCTCCAGAAATTATCAAAGAATCAATTGAATAAATTTCTTCGTCATTTGGCAATACAAAGCCAACCCATAATCTAATTGCATCTGGGTCATGATCTTTAGATATGCCGCTAAAATTTATAAGTCTAACTACTTCTCTAGCCTGAAGAGCAAGCTTTGCACTTTTTGATACTCTTGCTCCATTTAGATATCTATCTATATTTTTATCTTTATAAGTATTAGCATTGACTTTTTTAACATAGTCATCGAAGGTATCCTGACCCATATTGGCCCAAACTCTTGCCAACCACATTTTTGTTTGGGAGTCTACAATTCCGTC